TAGTATACGCTTTTCAGTAGCTTTTTTAATAGCTGATAATGCCCAAGCATCATCTATAATAGCTTTAATTCTTTTAGTATCAATTGGTTGCGTACAGGTAGGACATTCACCAGAGTGTACCCCAGAGTATTTTTTAACAATGGCTGCATACTGCTTTAATTCTAGTTGAACTTCTGCGCGCTGCTGTTCTAGTGCTTTTGTAGAAATGGTCGCTTTTGTACTTACTAACGCTGAAGAGTCAATAGACGAAATTTTCTCTTTGTATAAATTATTTGCACTAATCTTAGCGTTTATACCAGTTATTTCAGCTAGTTGTGCTTTTAAGGTTCCCAATTGGGTCGCTTTTGTACTATCTAAGGAAGGTACTTCTGCGAGTGGAATTTCTTTCAATACTGTTTTACCAGCACTCTCAAGCCAACTACGTACTGTAGATTCTTTAGCACTCAGCTTTAATAGTTTGTCAGCCAGATCTTTATGCGCTACTTTTACACGCTCGAAGATAGTTATGTATCTGTCTAGGGATAATAAGTCTATGAGAAACTTTTTTCTATTACTATCAGTTGCAGTAAGAAATTGTAACGACGACCCAGAATTTTGGTATACTAGTTGGCTAAATGTCTTAGCATCTACACCGAATAACTCCTCTAGTTGTGAAAAAGTAGCAGTAGCGGTATGGCTAGAAATATCTGTTCCGTCTTCGATAAGTTTGACTTTTTGAGTAGCACCTGACCTATCAATGGACATTTGATAATTTTTATCAAATATTGAAAAGGTACAAATTCCTGAATATTTAGTAGTATTCAGTTGTCTATTTACTACGTCACCCTTTTTAATACCCTTAGAATTCTTATTAAATAATACTTCTTCTAGTATAAGAGGAATACTGGATTTACCATGCCCATTTAATCCAACTAACTGCGTAATTGGTTCTTCATCTAAAGAGATTGTGTTTCCGGCGCCATAAGAAAATAAGTTATTCCATGTTAGCGTCTTTAATGTAATCATTTGCTCCTCTCAATATTTCGTCAATATTTGATATTTCTAACACTTCGTCTAAGTATAGTCTAAGCTCCTCTTCTATACTTAGGTTATTAAGAGAGAGTCTTGACTTATGTTCGCGTTTAACAATTTTCTTATCCAATAATTCAGAATTCTTAATATTTGCTAGATTACCTACATCTCCTTCGATCTCATATATAGTATGATTAAAATCTGTAGGAACCATTTCTTCTGGATTAGACACCGTTTTTCTTAATAACTGTGGTAGCCAGAGATTTTCAAATTGCCAATCCGCAGTTTTAGAGTCTAAAATTATTACACCAGTTTCTACTTCATTTCTATGAAAACTTGTAGTTAGGGGTGATCCCGGATACACAATATTACGCTGGCAGTTACTGTGACTATGTAAATCTCCTGCCAGTACTAATTCCCACTTATCAAATAGGTCTAGATCAATTTCTGGTTTAACATGAGGAGGTATCTCACCCCTAACGTGAGTAAAACAAATATTACCAGTAAACTCTGGCCATTTATCTTTTAGTCTATTGTATGGAATAAAATCCATATTCTCTAGTGTATAATAATCATCTAGAATAATAACTCTAGAATTAATAGTTGAAGTTATAGCTACTAATCTAGATAAGAAAGTAGTATGCTTTTTGACTGCTTCATGATTACCAGGATAAATAATTATATCTACTCTTGGATTTAAAGCAGCTATCATTTCAAAATATAGCTCAAGTTCTTCAATAGTTGGTACTCTATCGAATACGTCTCCACCAATTACTAATAAGTCTATAAATTGTCCTACAATAATCTTATTGAGTTGCTGTACTAATTCTAAATACCTATTCCTTTGCCAGTCGATAGGTACGTTTTTCTGATTAAGTTTAATATGCCAATCGGCTGTGAATAGGATTCTCATTGTCTATAGCTAGTAAGCTTCTCAGCCCTTATCTTATTGACAGAAGTAATAAGATAATTAGTAAACATTTCGCCCCAGGTATTGCCAGTAGGCCTTTCTGGTACTTTATCTTGCTCTAATATTTTATTCCACTCATTGAATGCTTCAATTAGCTCTCCATAAGTAAAAGTTATATGCTTATCCAACATAGTTTCTCCAGGCAATAAAAGCTCCCGAAGGAGCCTTTATTTCTTTTACATAGGAATATCGTCGACTTCTTCCTTAACCTCAGGAGGAACTTCACTAGTTGAATCAGAATCAGACTTCAAACTATCAAGGAAGTTCTTCTGATCTTCTGCAGTTAAACGTGGAACAGACTCATCTACAGTCTTAGCTTTAGAAATCATAGCACGCTCTTCTTCTGATAATGAACGAGCTTTACAGCGTAGTACACTAAGAGTATACTCCACATTGAATGCCTGTGCACCAGTTTTAGCACGCTTGAAAACAATATCCCACCCAGTGTCTGGATCTGTTGGATCACCTAAGTCTTCTGCGGCACTAAGGATTTGCTCGAATAACTTTTTCTTCAGATTAATAACAACTGGTTTCTTGTCTGCTAGGGAGTAACCCATTACGCAGTAAGCCCAGCCGCACTTAAGTTCTGGGAAGAATTCTTTTACCCAATCTTTCTCTGCGTTAGTAAACTTTTCTTTCTCACGGTCAAAGGATAAACATTCTAGTGGAATATCTTTATTGTTTTTGCCTTTAATCCAGTAAAGGTAACGTGGTAGAACATCTCCAAAGATACGGATAGTATTCTCGCCATCTTTGTAAGTATAAGCTTCTGCGCCTTTAATTGCAGCGCCTTTAGTATTAGCAAATTTAAGTGCCATTTTGTATTTCCTCGTATTTAAATCGTATGTAATTGTCGCAAATTTGCAATAGTCTATTTTTAGAGATTTTAACTGTATCAATAGGAGAGTAAGGTAGCCATAGGCCAGCTTCACTCTGATACTCGTAATCGAAATAGTTTCTAATTGCAGCTAAAATAATGTAATCAAACTTTTCAGAATCGAAACCACCTTGAGTCATTAAGTCTTGTACATTTAAGATAAAGCTGTTTCCATCCAGTTTCGGTGGTACACCTCCTTTTGAAAAGGCTTTAAACATATCCAATATTTTATAGTGGTCATGCTTACATTCTTTTATAACTTTATCCCAACTAAAAAATATAGGTTTCATTGGTTGATTTCTCACTGAGAAATAATATTATACTGTAATTGAAAAAGAAAATCTTTTACTTTTTTAATATTCTTACCTGGTAACCTTGTCTAATATAGTGTCCCATTCTAGTTTGGGCCTGTGCTTTAGTTGAGTTACCTTTTAAATGGATATCTAGTACTAATGGCTGTTTTTTACCGGGTGCTTCTCTAATAATACGACCTATTAACTGAGTTAATAATGGCTCATTATTAATAGGAGTTGCTAGAATTAAACAACTTAAATCATTTTGAGATATTCCTTCTGAAAATATGGACATAGTACCGTATAATATATTTACATCCGGAGTTGATAAGCTTTTTAAGGCTTCTGCTCTCATTTCTGTAGACTTCATTTCTCCAGTAATACTAATCGCTTTATCACTTTGAGATGCTGCCCACTTCAAGAATTCAACCCTAGACCCAACTACTAGTACTTTGTAACCTTTACTAGCAGCATTATTGGCTAGGTCTACAACCATGTGCCTATATTCTTCATTATAAACTTCTAAATCAGTTACTCTATTGCTCCAATGTAGTGAGGGTTTTAATACTATAGTAGTATCAACTACTACAATTTGGGGTGTTAAAGAGTTTTCTTTTTCTGGTTTAAATACATTAAATCCAAAGTAATCTTGGAATATAATATGCTTTTTATCTTTACGAATTAAAGTACCAGAAAGTCCTATTTTATAACGAGCTTTAGACTTATCAACAATCTTGGAAAATGTAGCAGCACTTACGTGATGACAATTTGATACTAGTACACCATTGGCAAAATAAGTATGTGTGTCCTCTACCTCTATATTATATCTGCTACCATACTTTAGAGTACTCTGCTCTATTTTTTGAACAGGTCTAGTATAGTAGGGCTTTATATGCTCTTTTATAAGGTCGCAGCCTTCTATAAATGGTACACTATTTAACCTACTATGCACATTACCAAGTTTATAGCGCATATCAGGATGTATGAATCTAACTATATTAGTTAAAAATTGCCTTGAGTTATCTGCATCCAAATTTAAATACTTAAATCCTCTAGCACAAGTATAGATATAGTACTCTTGCACTAAACCTAGTGACTTTAAAGAGTTACCGAGGTTATTTATAGAGTCTTCGTCAAGCTCACAAACACTAAATGATACGTTACTGGAAGAACATGAGCCATCATCCTGGTAAATAATAGACCAGGCAAGTACATCTAACTTATTTGCTAAGTCCGCAGGTACCTTCTTTTTATGTCCATTTGTATACAATTTGTCATATAAGTTATAGGAATCTTCAAAGGATCTAGTTTGAAAGTTATATACATTATTTCCTTCTTTGTATCCAGAAGCGCCTTCTACTAATATCGCTTCTTCTGGTACTATGGAAGTAATTAACTTTTCCTTATATAAAAGGTAGTT